TGGAGATCGTACTGTTTCTGTAGCTGGTGCTGACGATGAAGCTATTGGAGTAGTTTACTCTGGAACTGTTGGTAAAGATGGCTTGAAAGATGGCTATGTTGGTGATGAGGGTGATGTGGTAACGGTTGTAGCTCTGAAACCACTTGTTTACTTGGAAGCTGGAGAAGCAATTTCAGCTGGAGCTGGCTTAAAGGCTGGTGCAAATGGTACAGCTGTTCCACTTGCAGGAGATGGAACCGACTTGGGGTTAAAAGTTGGTATTGCTCTTGAAGATGGAAACTCTGGAGAACGCTTCTTGGCTATGCTTGGCTAATATTATTACTATGGTACAAAGGAGGTAATACATGATGGGAAAAGATATTGTACTTGGTCAACACCCTTTACTAAAAAAGGAGTTTGTTGACAAGCGTATTCGTGATCTAATTGGACACCAATTTGTTGCTGACCAATTATTTACACATACAAATGTTGATGCTTTGGCTGTTAAATACTTAAAGGACGCTGACGCTGATGCTCAGGGTCGTCAGGCTTATGATGAAGTTCCTGAAGTTGGTGAGGGTTCAAACTTCCATCGTATTGGACTGGATGAAGAAGAAAAGTCCGCTATGATTCGTAAGTATGGACTTGAAGCGGTTATTACTTATGAGATGCAAAAGTTTGGTACTGATGGTCAATTTGAGAGAGCTTATCGTAAGCTCGCCTTGAATGTTAAAAAAATGGTTGACACCATGGCTTACAGAGTCGCTACTGACAAGAAAGCCGGCATTCAGACACTGACTGGAGCCAAATGGGAGACAGCTGATGTAATGATTAACAATCTAGTTGACGCTAAAAAGTCCATTCGTGACTATGGATACACAGCTGATACTGTTGTTATTAACCCACAAGTTGAAGCTAACATGCTGAAGCAAAAAGACATTCGTGATGCTTTCCGTGAAAATAACACTGATGTTGCTTTGTTACGTGGGTATATTGGTGACTTCTTGGGACTGTCCTTTATTGTTGATGAAAATTTCCCAGCAGGTCAAGCATTGATGCTACAGCGCAAGATCATTGGTGACATTGCAGACGCTGAGCCTTTGCGTACAAAGACTTATAACGAGGACAGCAATGATCGTACTATTGTCCGAGCCACACGCTTTACACAAGCATATTTGACTGACCCTAAAGCGATTAACCTGATTGAAGGTATTTAATTCTACCCAGTTGTATTACTGGGGTCATTCCATGGAAGGGAGAGGAGAAAGGGGATTGGTGTTAGATCAGTCGCTCTCCCTCCCTTTTTTCTCTTATGAAAGTCAGGGGGTGAGACTTTGAAAGTAAGGACGCTAAAAGACAATGTTGGAACGCTCAACAAAAAAGGAACAATCCTTGAGGTCTCTGAGGAGCTGGCAAAGCATTGGATTGATCTGGGGGCTGTTGAAGAGGTTAAAACCCCAAAGAAAAAGGCTTCCAAGAAAAGGAATGAAGAGGGTGGAGAATAATGCCAATTTATACAAATTTGTTGAAGCTATATAAGCCAAACAGAAATGACAGCATTGCACTTGACACATCCCTCTCAGATAACTTTGACATTATTGATAATAAGCTCGGAAGTGCTTTGCAAGGTAGCTCATCCACTTATAATACGCTTGCCGAGCGTTTAAATGAAATGGAAAAGTCTCTAAGGGGCGACATTAGTAAAACATTTGTCGTAACAGATAACCGAAATGTCAAGGGTGACGGCATAAACGATGATACGGCTGGAATTCAAAGTGTACTAAATAAAGCTAATACATCAAATGGAATTAGGGTGGTTTTCCCAGCTGGTAAATATAAAGTTACCAAAGCCCTTGTTGTAAAAAGTAACACCCATATTATTCTTGACCAGAATGCTGAAATTCTCAAAATGTTCAATGGTGGTTTGCTTAACAACGCTGAACCCACTGATGTGAATTATGGATATAACGGGCATGGAAATATTATTGTTGAAGGTGGCATTTGGAATATTAATGCCCCAACTTACTCAGGTGGTACTCCAATCAGTTTTATCCATGGTCAAAATATTGTTTTTAAAGATATGATCATTAAAGATGTTAATAATGGTCACGCCATTGAGATTAATGCTTGCAAAAATGTTTTATTTTCAAATGTTAAAGCTATGGGTTTTTATGGAAATAGTACTTTTGAGGAAGCCTTTCAGCTTGATCTTTCAAAATCTAAGGAAACTAACCCAAGATATAACGGAGCTTGGGATCATACGCCTTGCATGAATGTTGTTATTGAAAATTGTTATGTTGGACCCTCTGATAAAAATCCCTCTTATGGTAGAGGTGTTGGGGGTCACTCAGCAACTATTGGAGTAAGAAATGCAAACATTGTTGTCAAAGACAATATTTTCGATAATGTTAGAGAGTTTGCTGTTAGGATGTACAGCACAAGAGAAGCAGTCATTTCAAGTAATATTTTTATCAATTGTGGAAGCCCCATTTTAATTGATCCACCTGATGTCAGTGATGCTGAAGACACTAAAGATAGAAATGGAGAACAAACTGGTGGCAGTCAACCAGTAAGTGGCTTTGTAGTATCCAACAACGTTATTTATGGTGGAGGCTATTATGACGCCGCCATTTACTTAGGTGGAGAAACTTCGGGAAATATCAATAATGCTTCAGTCACTGGTAACGTAATTTATAGCTATAACGGAACCAAAAACGCTATTGATTGTCGCAACGTAAATAAATTAACGATTGGCGATAATATAATTTCAGGAACAGATGTTGGGTCAACTGGGATTCATTGTCTTAGTTGCTCCAAAACAACAGTTATTGGAAATTCCATAGAGAATGTCCTTGGGCATGGGATTCAAATGAGTGGAACCGGTAATCACTATAACACCATTATTGGTAACACTCTCTATGCAATTGGTCAGAATGGAATTTATGTGTCCAATGCAATTGGTGTAAGTATTATTGGCAATACCATAGGAGGAGCGAGTTATAATCAAACATCTACCAATAATGCTATTAATCTTACTACAAACTGCGAGCTAATGACAATTACGGGAAATATTGTTAGGAGTGCGGGAGGTAAAACGCCACAATATGCTTTATACGCTACTTCTTCCTGCTCAAAAATAGTTAGATCGGGAAATAACTTTTCAGGTCTCACTGTTAAAGATGATTCTGTTGGGGGGAAAGCTGATGGCACTGATCTAATTTAATAATGGAGGGAGTTTAATGACTTACACTACTCCAAAACTTATAAAAGACATTATGAGAAAGTTGCCCTCAAGCATTACGGATGAAGATATTCAGCTTGCAATTAATAAAGCTGAAGCTTATGTGAATGGTTCTTTAGGTGGAGTTTTTCGAGTTCCCTTTAACCCTGTTCCCCAACTCATTGAGGATGTAACCACTGACCTGAGTATTTTCTTTTTATCTGAAAGCCTGTACAGTTCTAGCCAGCCAAACCTTGATGAGTACCAAGTAAACAGGTTGAAAAGAGCAAAGGAAATGCTTGAGGAGATCGCCAAAGGTGACTTGGTTCTTATTGTTAATGGTCAAATAGTCAAACCAAAAGACTCAGGTGCTTCAGGATACGCCACCACCAATGACCAGCAGATTTTCAACTATGAAGACCCAAGGTGGTAAATATGGCTGTATCAGTCAAAATCAGCGTTGTTGATCGGGGAGCCAAGAAAACTTTGAAAAAGCTTCAGGAGACAGAAAACCTTACAAAACCACTGAAGCAAAGTGCTATTTATATGGAAAAGTCAATTGGCACACGTTTCAGGAGAGCACCATGGAAACCACTTTCACCAGCCACCTTAAAAATACACCCCCATAGGAGAGGTGGAAAACCATTAAATGATACTGGGAATTTAAAAAGGTCAGTTACCTCAAAAGCTGTTAAGCACATTGGTAATAAAAAACTCACCTATGGAACAAACCTCAAATATGCTCCCATACACAATTTTGGTGGCAGAGGGGGCTGGGGTAGGTATATCCCAAAGCGTGAATTCTTGTATTTTGATGATAAAGACGAGATTGCCATTAGGAGGATTTTTGAAGATTATATAAGGGAGTTGGCTAAATGATGGCTGACAATACTGGGATGTATAGAGAGATTAAAAATGCTATCAAAAACCAGTTAGCAGAACACTTTAACAGTTTGGGGGAAAAGATTGACGTTTACCCAGTTCCATATCAAAATATCGCTGTTTTTCCAGCGGTTGCTCTTGAGCTTGTTTCACGCAGAAAACCAAAAAAAGGGGTTGGAGTGAAACAGCTGGAGCTTGATCTGGATATTTGGGTATATGTTGATATTATGGACGCTGAAGATGCTGAAGAAGAATGCCTGAGGATTACCGAGATAGTGGAGGACGCTCTGGAGAAAGACAAAACCCTTGGAGGTATCTCTCATTATTTGTCGATAGATTCTGATGCTGAGTTTGGTATTGTTCAGCAGGGAGAAGCTTCATTCTTGCAGGGAGCCAAGCTCAGGGTCCAAGTAACCAAAAGATTTTCCTGAGGAGGTTCACAATATGAAATTAAAATATGATAAAAAGAAAAAATTCAGGATTCTTTTCCCTGTTGATCTTTTGGTTAAAGAGGGAGCAGAAATTGAAACTGATGATAAAGACACCCAAAAGCGGTTGAAAGAGCTTGGCTTCAAAGAGGTGAAAGATAAAAAGGGGAGGTAGATTAATGGCGATTACAAATAATAAAGGAATGTTTTCAAGTGAAACAGATATGTGGGCTACTCCACAAGATTTCTTTGATAAATTGAATGCGGAATTCAATTTTGAGTTAGATGTATGTGCAACAGAAGATAATGCAAAATGTAGTAAGTATTACAGTCCAGAAGAGGATGGCTTACAGCAAGAATGGAAAGGAATGTGTTGGATGAATCCTCCTTACGGTCGTGTAAATTGGGGATTGGGTTAAGAAAGCCTATGAATCTTCTTTAAAAGGGGCTACAGTTGTTTGTTTATTACCGGCTAGAACAGATACAAAATGGTGGCATGATTACTGTATGAAAGGTGAAATAAGATTTGTAAAGGGCAGATTAAAGTTCGGTGACAGTAAAAACTCTGCTCCATTTCCAAGTGCGGTGGTTATTTTTGGAGATAAAGCTAATACGAATTCATTGATTGCAATGTAGAACGCACTCAACCACGCTGAAAGTTCACTAATCTAAAAAGGAAGGTGATAAATGATGGCTAGCCAATCACATGGGTTTGATAATACTGTAGTTGGTGGTACGGAAACAGCTTTTGCAATTCCAGCGACTTCTTATAATTGGCTTGGGATTGTGGAGAGCTTTGAACCTGAAGAATCTAATAATGTTGATTCCAGAATGTCTGTAGGTGTCAGGGCTCCATTAATGCTGAGACAAGGACAGAAGGAAGTTGATGGCTCCATAAGTGTAGCCCTCCAAAACGCCAGATTGATTGCTTATGCGCTTGGGAAGGTTTCCACTACTGGAGATGGAACAGCAGGATACACTCATACTATTACAACCGTTGGACGAGGAGAGGAACTCCCAAGTGTAACCATTCAAAACCATAACTCTCTTCACAACCTAACAAGAAACTATGTGGGTGGAAAGGTTGATACTCTGACGCTTACAGCTTCAGCCGAGGAAGCTGTTACCTTGGAAGCTGAATTTCTATTTTCTCATGTTGAAGACAGTGGAATTGAACCCGCAGTAGTTGTGGCTGAGCTTGACAACTATTTCATGTTTTATGAGGGCTCTGTCAAAATTAACAACACTCAGGTAGCTGATATTACTGAATTTGAACTTGAGGTCGGCAATGGTCTTGAAAGGCGTTTCACTTTGAATGGTCAAAATAGACCAACAAGAATTGAAGAGGGCAACCTGGAAATTACAGCTTCTTTGACGATGGACTTTGTGAATGCTGACCAGTGGGAAATTTTCAAGAATGGGGACAATATTGAGGTTGAACTTGTTTTGCAGGACTCTCAAAACCCAGATCACTCTATTACGATCAATTTAAGTGGTGGTCTTTATGATACTAATAACCTGCCAGTTTCAGCCGAGGACCTGCAAGAACAAGAACTTGAAGCAATTTTCACAGGCATTACTGTAACAGCTGTTGATGGAAACTCAAGGCTTATTTAATTATT